ATCTTCTTTAGTTAAACCAAAACCACTAACCATTAAAGCAACTGCACTTTCTTTAGATAATTTACCATTATCAAACTTAGTTACAATTCTCATTAACCCTTGAAACTGTCTACCAGTTAAATTAGTTAAAGTGTTATTTACTTCTGATTCTTTAATCTCAACCCCATTAGCATCTAATTTAGGAGCTAATAATGGTTCATGCCCTTTTATTTTTCTACGTTCATCCTGAGTTAAATCAGGGTCATTAATCAAATCAAATCCAATCGGGTCTAATTGGTTAATCTCAAACTCAATCCATAAGCCAGTACTTAAATAACAAATGTTTTCTAACCATGATAATAAGTTATTTTGTCTAGGTTTAGTATAAGTATTTAACATTAACTCGTAACTCTCTCTAATACTTACACGATTGCCTAAAGAACTTCCTTCTGTTTTAACTCCAAATATTTCTGGATTAGTTACATTATGCCCTATCAATATTTTACTTTGATATCTCTTTTGTATGCTCTCAAATTTGTTTGCTAAGTCATCAGACGCTATTGCTTCAATCTTTGCAGCGTCCCCACCTTTTTGAGCATAGTTAACTACAATACTTCCAGCATTTTCTGGACTTGAATGTATCCCGTTTATTTGCGCTCTAATAGCTCTTTTTTCTTCTGGTGTAGGTTCACCATTAAAGAAAGTAATAATAGTACCAGCACTAAAACCATTCAATACTAAGTTAGCATCAAATGTACTTATATCAATATCTGATTTAATTTCAGTTAAACAACCCTTGTAAGGTGGTAATGGATATAATGAACTCAATTTATCTTTAGATGGTTGGTAAACCTTATAACGTATAAATGAAGTGCCTATGTTACCTTTTTTAAATAACGGATAACACTTATATTTTAACTCATATAATTTAGCGTTCCAATCTTCGCTGTAATATAATTTAGTAGCACATTCTGAAAGCCTACAATTAGCATATTGTAAATGTAAATACTCTAATGGATTGCCTTGTAAATCAGATATAACTTGAATATAAGCTGAGTTAAATAACTCAACATCTAAACATATCTTTGAAAATAAATCATTCCAATCTTCAAAACGATTAGCAGAATCTAAGAACTTTTTACCTATTACTTCTTGTTCTGCATTTTTAATCTTTAATCCTTCACCTGATAAAAATTTAGCTTTAGCAGAAACTATTGCGCTATGTTCTGCATGATCATTAAAATATCTAATTAACTCTTGAGGAAAGTCATTTTTTTTACCCCATTTAATATACTCAAATTGATTAGACTTGATTATGTCAGGAGTTTTATAAGCACCAAAAGAAAGCATTGCTACTTTATTTGCACTATCAATAACTTCTAATTTCGTTTTACTAGCCATTAAATTCTTTAATTATAGTTTGCTGACTATTAAATTCAGCTAAATCTGTTTGTACTTGTTTTACTTGAACCCTACCAAACTCAACTACATTTAATCCAGTTGGGTCTAAATTAGTTGAACCGTCTGCTTGTTCATATACTGTATATTTATAATCACATACATCTAATGTAATGACCCCATTTAATACATCAGCTACACTATTCTCTTCAATACTAAATTGATTATATCTTAATTTATTAAGGCTAACATCAGTAGCTATAAAGTAAATAACAGAACCAATAGAACCATCTTTTATAAACTCGAATAAATAACAAGCATCTGTTATAGTAGTACGTTCTGATAATGTCAAAACAACTTGGTTAACTTCGCCTTTATTTATTAAAATCATGTTATATTATAATGACTTTTTTTGTAAATGTTACATAAAAAAAGTAGCCTTACGGGGCTACTCTTTAATGTAATTAATTTAAAGTTTAATCTTATGAAGTTAAACCAGTAATAATTGTTGGATCAACTGTTGCCATTGGAGTGTATGCACGACCTTTAAAAGAGATTTTATTTCCTTTAAAGTCGCCATAAGCTGTTCCTGATTCACTGCCAACTGTTACAACATCTAAACCATTATCTTCACCTAATAACCAAAATGTACCATCATTATCTTTAGTAACTATCATCACTGTATTTTTCAATAATAAGAAGTTTTCAGATGCTGTTGCTTGGTCTAAACTAGATTGCTCTAATGTAGCTTCAATATCAAAAGCATAAGTACCAGCTTTACCATCAACTGTTGCAGTTTCTTTATACATTGCAACCTCTGATTTTTGCTTATACTCTCTAAAAATAAAAGGACTTGTTTTAGTTATAGCTGTTACTACTCCTGCTGTTTTTGTTACCGCTGTTACGGCTGCGTGTTCAATAATAAGAAATGACTTAACGCCTCCTACCGATTTACACGCTTTTGGGGTAAACCCCGAAGTTAAAGCACATGCCATGTTTTTATATATTTTTTAAATTAAGGTAGGACTAATTAAAGCCCTACCTATACTATTTTTATCCTCCGTATAATACGCCTTTAGTAGCTTGTCCTACGTTTGCTGCTAAAGTGTATATAGCACGTACAAATTGTGTATCACCATCATTTGCTACTTTACCAGTTTCAAAACGGTTAACGTCATCAACTAAATCGGTGTTCCAAGAAACTGCTGCTTTACGTTGAGCATAAGCCATTAAAGCGTTTGGAGTTGGTACGAATAACATCTCTACACCTTGATAGTAAACTTTAGAAGTTGAAAACTCATTACCAACGATGTCGAAGTTAATTTGTTGTGAAGCTCCTACTGCATTGTTAGCAGAGTAACATAATTGTTTCCAAGAACGTGGGCAGTAAATAACTGTTGGACTTGCGGTATCATTAATATTTTCTGCTGGAATAGCTTGAAAAATTTTATCAACCTCAGCAGCAATATTTGCTTTTGTAACAGTTGTTCCAGTTACTTTAATATAACCACCTAAAGCAGCATTATCATATAATACTTTAGCAAATACACCATCTACTAAACTAGCAGTTAAAGCTGCTACTGCTGTTTGTGTAGCTGCTGCGATTGCAGTTTTAGTTGCAGCAGTAATACCACCCCAGAAAATTGATTCAGCATCTTCTGATACATTTGGACCATACTTAGCTAATACATCTGATGCAAATTCAGAGCTTTCAATATTCCAAGCCCCTGGCTTCATAGAACGCTTGTAGCGTGATGCACGTAAAGATTCTTGTAAGAAAGTTTGTTTATACTCTAATTTAGTTGGAGTAATTGTTCTATCTGTTAAAGTGACTGTACCACTAGAAGATAAAGCAGAACCAGTATAAAGTTGAGCTGTAACTGACATACTCTCTTCTGTAAAGATAGTACCAGCTTTAATGTTATCGTTAAATGTAACGTAACCTTCTGAGATTGTTTTATTTGCAAAAAGGACTTCCTCTAAAACCTTTTCAATAACCGCTTTTGGTTCGGTTGCTGTTGAATACGCTATTGCCATGTTTTTTTGTTTTTATTTTTGTTTATAATGTTTTAAATCTTCAATTAACCATTCTATTTGCTCTTTAGTACAAACATCTTTTAAGTAATCTTCTACTTTGTTTGATCCTAAAGCATCTAAGAATATTTTATAATTAACACCTTTATCAAATGGATTAACTACATTTTCTAGTACTTCTTTTTTTGCCATATTATTTATTCATATTAGCCTTGATAAAACGATGTCTTTCTAAAGCACTTAATTTTTCTAATTCAACTACTTGCTCAATTGGTTCTGATGCTGGTAAGTTTGCAATAGCATTTAAAGCTGTAAAAGCAACTTTTAATTCATCATTTTGAGCAGATAATTTAGCTGTTAATTCTGAATTTTCTTTTACATATTTAGATTCAATTGCTTCTAAACGTGCTGTTAATGCTTTCATCATTGCTGGCATATCTTCTTTAGCTGGCTCAACTTCTACTACACTAGGTGTAATTTTAGTAATTGCACCACCTGCAACAGAGTAAACCGTTTTATCTTCTGCTGTATAGTCACCATCAGCTACTTCTGACATTCCATCAGGAGTAATAATCATAACTTTTGCACCTTCCTTAATTTCACCATCAACAGTAATAACCATACCATCAGCAGTTTTAATTTCAGCTTTAGCTGGCTCTGGTGCAACTACTGGTTCAGCAGCAGCAACGATTGGAGCAGGAATAGCATTGAATTTAGCAGAAAGCTCTTTAATTTTGTCGAGTACACCAGCCTTGCTAAGTACGTCGTTAATTTGTGTTTTAATATCTTTCATATTATATAATGACTTTATTTTTGTTATGTACAATTATTTATTCAACTATGCGTGTTAATGCTTGTATTTCTTGGTCGTTTAACATAGCTGCTGGTTGCATTTTAAACAATGCTTCTAAACTAAAACCATTAAAAACACCCGACTTAATATCGTTCCATACTTGGTCGCTTAATACCTTGCAAGTGATAAACCAAGTGCCTAATGGTAATGATTCAAAACCTTTTACACTCGATACTCTGTTTTCATCAGTAACAAATGATTCAAACATAAACACGTCAGGCGTGGTATCTTTAGCGTCATGTGTTAACTTAATATTGTTGTTACGGTTTTCTTTACCCCACTTTTGAGCAGCGTCAAATATTGTGTCTTTAGTAGCTACTACATAAAAAGGTTTATTGTTTTCCTCTCTATAAATAAGTTTGTCAGGTATCATAACTGCACCAGTAATAATACGCTGTTCATCATTTTGAACAGTAAACTTAAATAAATGTTCATCGTTTGAGAATTTAACAAACATTGATTTAATCGCTGGGTCATCTACTAAGGCTATGTCTTGTAAACCGTATTTCATTTGACCCTCTTCTAATTGTAAGTAATAAACTGGATACTCCATATTGATTTGTTTTTAAAAAGTTGATTGTTTTTCTAATACTTGTACTCTATTTGATTTATCTGTTATCTCATCAACTCCTACTGTTGCTTTAACATTAATAGTAGGTTGTATTGATTTTTCACCACTATCTAATCTTTTACCATTCTCATCAAATGAAGTAGTACTATTAGTATTAGCGTTTGGCGTGTTAATAGTTGGTGGCGTTGGAATTGGAACTGATGCTGCGCCACCTCCACCAGCGTCACTTGCACCCCCACCACCATCATCAAATTTAGTACTTGCTATTTTTAAAGTACTAGCAGTTGCAGCAACACCAGCAGCAATAGCTAAAATGATATTTAAAGGATATGGATTGTTTAATGCTTTAGTTATA